GTCGGAATCCCTGCGCTTTCTGCGTAGCTATAACCATTATATCTCTCCTATTATGCCCACGTTGGAGCGGTGCCACTCTGCAAAACTGCTGGCACACTGAATGTCAATTCACCTGCTGCCGACCTACTGAGTGCATAATCCGTCAGCAAACACTCTGCAGGAAGGGTTTGCCCAGACATTACCAGTGTGACAGTCCGTGCAACAGAGGCAGACGCAACCGTCTTGAATACGTCGTGCGACTTGTTACTCGCATCGTTGAACACTCCATTGAATGTCGCACTAAAATCTGCTAATAGTAACAAGCGCTCTATTGCTGCCTTGTCAACGCCCGTCACGTCCTGTACTCCTCTAGGAATAGCCCAATCTACAGCAGTTAGGTCATTCTCTAACGCTCTTGCAGTACCACCTGAATCGTCAACGGCCACGGTCATTGTTGGGGCTTCCTTTGCCATGATTACCTCCCGTTTCTCTTATAAGATTGTTCGTTGAACTCGTCGATCCATCGTTCCGATTCCATAGCGTCTCGTTCCAATCTGGATGGTTGCCTATCAAGAGCATTGACCGTGAGCCATGGCCCACGTTCTAACCTTATATAGTGCGCTCCAGCCTCGGAACGAAAGCACTGTTGACCTGCCTCGAAGATGTAATTATGTAAATCACCCTCCTTTACCATTTTGTATCTACGCTTTCGATCTGCCCTGATATAGAGATCGTTGTCGCTTCCTATAACAACTTTCGTCACCCACCCAAGCAGATAGTGAGGGCAGTCAACCTCTTGGCAGGTTGCCGATCTCCAGTGACTCGATTTGGGCCACGTTGCCTGAAATACCTTACTAATATGCTGTATCATCGACCGATTCGCCTCTTCGATACATAACAACAAACTTGGCGTTGTTGAAGGTTCCTGTGGATGTGATCCTCAAATATCTGTTTACCGTTCCTGATACTGTTACCCTTTCGGCCTTCGGTTCTGCTCCATCAGCAATAGCGGAAAACGAAACAAGATCAGACCACGACGATCCATTGGTGGAATCCTCAATTTTTACCGTTGGACTACCAGAATTGATATCGACCATCTGTATATAGGCAGCGAGTCCATTGCTAGTGCTGGCTCCATCATCCTTAGTGGCTTCTGATCCAGCACTGGATTGAGTAATCTGTCCATTGGACAAGAGAACGCCCCATTCTAGAGGGGTTCCCTGCCCTAAGCATTGGACGGATGCACTCCATGCTTTATCTTGGGTTTTGCTGGGGTCATAGTTGATCTGCTTCGCTACAAGTCCAGCAGCAGGAGAATCAGTCGCCACACCTCTAGTGTAGAGAACCACAACATCGGTGGTGGGCAACGGACTTATTGCCGTGTGTGCCAGATTCGTGCCATCATCAAACCATGTGCTAAAGCTGATCTCCCCATCTCCATGCCCTGCTAGTCGAACCATTGCTGCGCTTTCTATTACAGGGGTATCAATTGTGGCTTTGCGCCCTGCTATCGTATCAACGGCTGATACATCACCAGAGAGATCATGTCCGTCTATATAAAAATTATCTGTGATTCCAGTCTGCTTTGCCATCTTATACTCCTGTCCCTACAAGCGTTGCGCTACCATTTACCACCAATGGTATTGTGATGTCACAAATGCGATAGATAACCCCACCAAGCTCGACATACCCATAAGCAGCAGACATACTCGTTCCATCCATCCCTGCTGCATCAATCGACATGATGCTTGACTCCAAATCGGTATCACCGAGTAGATTTTCCATTAGTTTCGATACAACAACGGCTATCTCTGTCTCTAAATTGATCTGCGGATCTGATTGTTCGGATAACATATCTTTATAGATGCGGAGCATCACAACATGGGATTCCCGTGTCTCTCCACCTACGTAGATTGATGTGATCCCAACAGAAGTCATAAAACAGGCAGCGTGGAATCCTTGGGGCAAAGATCCCTTGGGTTCTCCAATCCGGACAGACTGAAATAGCCCCAAATCTTGGACGTAGGTTTGAACTGCACTCAAGCTATCACTTATATCAAACGCCATTATTTACCACCGAGTTTCTTCACATATTTCTTGGTTTGATCCTTTGCTTCTTTTTGCATTTCCTTCTTGAGCCATTCCCCTGTTTGACGAAACGCATGATACCCCTTGAATCGTTTCCGAGGGCCTCCCCCAAACTCTAGCCAAGGCCCATAGACAACACCACTATCGGTAATGATCGCATCTAGTCCCGTGCGTTTACCTTTTACATTTCTCCTATAGTTTCCTGTGCTGGCTTTTCCGGGTTCTGCCTCTAACTTCGACTTATACACTCCGGGCGATGGTTTTGGCCTGAGAACTATGCCAAGTCGCTGTTCGCCCATCTCCATCATTTTTTGGGCAAATTGCTCGGTCATATTCTTTATAATTTTATCGCCCTTCTGGAAAAGCGGGCCTGTTTGCGTAACCTTCATCCCAACTGCTGGCATTAGATCAACGCCTCTCTAACCCTGCGATAATAGGCCACCATAGACTTACGCAATTGACCTAAATCCCGACCATCCAACTCGGTCGCTCCATCTCCTGTGCCAACGGATAGTCCCCATCCAGAATGTTCTTGATGATAGGTAGCAATGGACTCAGCAAGGCACCAGCGAGCAATATCAGCTTCTGGAGCATACTTACTAATTGATGCACCATCGGAGTGAGATGCTGCCGTGGTTCCGTTGATCCCACGTTCAATAGTGAGGGTGCGGTTCACATGGCAAGCCACATCATCATTATGCGATGCTAGTACAGATCCATCCCAAGCCCGAACTACAGTCAGATCATTGGTGCTAACTGACACAACGTACATCTGCTCTGAATCTAGACGGATAATCTCGCCAGCTAAAATACCGTGGCTACCATCCAGTGTGACGGTGACCGTGGCATTGGTAGCAGCCAGGTTGCTTCCCATGTTGAGGAGAACGCTTGCCCTAGCAGCAAATGTTCGGTCTGATACAAATACCTGCTCACTATCAATCAAAAGCGTGTCTCCGACGTCAATTTTACTGGCATCGGAGACAATAAGTGTCGTATCACTGGAGCTAATACCTCCAGAATCATCTATCGTTCCAGCCCCTTTCGTTGCATTTCCCCATCCCCAGCTACCTGCAACGCTTATGCTGCGTTGAGGTGTATCCCCAGCTTCAAATGAAGCTGTACTTGATAGATCAATTTCTATGCGGTTATATCGAGTATTTCCATCTGATTCGGGGTTGTTTGGCTCTAAAAAGTAGTCCGAGGACGATATTGTTGTTGGACTAGTGTTCTGAGCCTTCGTTTGGAGGGTTGAAACGGAGAGAAGGTCTTGATCTAACCACAACCAACTAGCCCTACCTGGCCTTGGTTGAGGCCATCGATAGAGTCTTGTTTGTGTTTTAGGAATAAAATGTCGCCGTGTCCAGCGGTCTATATCTCGGCTCGATGCCTCGATAACACGCTCAACGGCGTCATTGAACTGACTACCATTCAAACTGATAGCGGTTTTTACTCGCTCTCGTGATGTATACCAATTAGCCATATCCCACTCCAATGCTTTCTATGGATAAGGTTGGCCCTATATATTGTGGCTATATATTCTTTGGCCCACCATTCCACGTATAATTACCCATTGGGCAATTCCTACGCCCTGCTGGATGTATATCAAGCACAGATCCATCTATAGGGCAAGCGACCGGCGGTGCTGAATCGTCTCGTTGCCGTGTCGCCTTGTTTTCCTGACTTATCGCTTGTAATTGCTCCCAAGACATCTATGTATTACCTTCCCATGTCAGTTGAAAGGTTTTCTGTTGACCCAACCACCTCTTTTTGTACTTTGCCATTCGGTGATTGTTGAACAAACGCCATATCGTTTATCTCAAGCAACCAATCATCTCCTTCGATATTGAAGCTGTCTCGCAACGCTCGAATGTAGGTGTTGATCAATTGCTCTATCTGTTGCCTTTGTGCTAGTAAAGCACGTAATGATTGCCTGGCGCTTTCTGGTATCTCAAAACGACTTAGTTCTGACATAGTACCCCCACTTAGGATAATGCGATAAATGCAGCACTGCTTGTCTTCCACCCTTCCGTGGCTAGGGTGCTATCGCTATCCCCAGCCCGAACCTTCGACCACAGATTTCTGTATGTCCAGAGCTTCTGTTCGTCTGCCTGACTTAGACCACTAAACTGCGGGTTTCTACTAAATCTGGTCTGAGCAGCAGAAACGAATGTTGCCACGTCATTATGATCAGTCGTGCCCAGGGCAGTAAGCAAACGTGCTATCTGAGCATCGCTGCCACTCATGCCCACGGCTGTCAAATGTGCCTGTGTTGTTGCCTTATTCGCCACTATATCTCTCCTAGCGCCAACCTGCCCCTTGTGCTTTCAGGAAGCCTTGCATGCTGCTCTGGACTCAAAACATTCACAAGGTTGATCATGTCCTCCCTCATCTGGCTGATAGCCCCGTTGTGAAGCCTCTGCAACTGCGTTGCGTTTATGAGTCCTCTATTCTTCAAACTATCTCCTAATATTCCCGTATCAACCAACGTCTTTTCGTTATACTGCACGAAGTCATCCCACCTGTTTTTGATTACCTTGTCCGGGCTGACTACCAGATCAAACGCTCTCGCTAGTGCTGCGTCGTCGTATTGATCATAGGCAGCAGCAGCCCCATCGTAGAAAATGTCACCGTCTTCATCAACTATGAACTTGAGGCCAAGAGAACTTCCATCCCATATGCCCACCGCAAATAAACAGGCGTTAGCACTTGGGTTTGTCAGTCCATTCGATCCGTCATGTTCGGCCACCCTCACAACAACGGCTGCCTCACCACCCGCATTGGCTGTGGTGGCAACTGAATCTACATATGCAGTCAGATTGATGCCACGCTCGGAGTCGGTGAACCCTTCAATGTGTAGCCCTCCCTGGGTAGAAACTCGTTTGGAAAAAGCTCCAAAAGTATCAGCCTCGGCAACACCTGTCATGTTATGCGCTTGGTCTGATGATTTTAGTGCGAAAATCTGGTTATCCGCAGCACCTTGATTGATCGTTATTCCAGTTGTTACATTGCCATTTGCCGTGTCGTTTAGGAAATAATGACCCGAGGGCTGAATGACGGCAGCCGAAGGGGTTAGTTTGATATTGTTTCCTTCGATAATAAGGTCAGTGCCATCTCCCTCGATCTTCTCTCCATCATCACCAAAAACAATGCCGACATCCGCAGGAATGTTGATATCACCAGAGCCATTTGGGGAAATAGATATGTCACCATTTGCCCCATCAACGATAGTGATGCTACCTGTCGTAGAGTTCCCTGTAGCAATTGTTATGTCTTGGTTACCAGATGACTTGAGTGTCCCGGCACCACTACCAGTGCCAATGACTACAGTGCCATTGATGGCTACCTCTCCATTGGTCGAGTTTGTTATTGTCTCGTCATTCTCCAAGATGATTCCAACAGATCCAGTGACATCTATGCTGACAGGAAAGGTAACACCTCCACCATCAGCTATAGTCATGGCATTGTCCCCATCAGTGTAGGCAATAGTTGCTGTCTGTACCTCTCCATCAAAACGAGAATTACCTGCATCCACCAATAGGGCGTAATTATTCGTGATGGTCTGATTGGTTCCTGCCGTAGCTGCTGCGTTGATATATAACGTGGCTGCATTTGTTGTCGTGACTGAGGAATTAGTAGCAGCCAAGGTTGGGGCTTCAAGCCTTACATGAGTATAGAGTGCTGCTGTTCCAGAACCCGATGTATTGCTGTCAGTAATCGTGCTTGTGTCGAGATGGATCATAGACCCATCACCTGGAGTAACCGACTTGTTGCCGTCCAGAGTCAACCC